ATTTCAGGATAGAGATTTATCGTTCTTTGAACGTCTCCGTGCGGTGATGGTGTTTCATACGATCCGCCTACGAACATTGGATAGCGCATTAACAGCTCCAAAAATCAATTGCCTGAGATAATATTGAAATGCGTCGATCCCGCATAAGCCGATGGGAAATCCGGTGTTAATATGGGTATAGCCGACTGCATATTAACAACCTTGATTCGTTCCTTACTCCTTGTTGCCAGTGCCACCAGGGTGGCGGTTGGCTCAACACCGTATTCGTCGGCCAGTAGGAGTGCTAGGTTATATTGAAGTGCCTGAAAGTACCCCGGTGGGAGCTCTATTTCATCATTGATTGTAGCAAATTGAGTCAATGGATGCCACACCTGCAGTTTGATGGTATACGCGGCATCCGGTATCGGCCACAGGTATACAGTCCCAGCGTCACCAGTTGGATTATAAAACAATTTAATAGGTCTGGATAATGCTGACTTAAATGCAATTTTAAAGTACTCCTCAGGATCGGTGATGAGGTTTATAGGAAAAGAAACACCTTGCGCGTCCTCAATTTGAGCGGATTCTATTCTTAGTGGTCTGTCCGCAACCAGATTACCAGAGGGGCCTATGGTAAAGCTTGCAGAGTTTGGAGTTAGCGTATGCGACAGATTGTTTAGGCAGTAAACGTAATAGCGCTCTGCATTCCACGCATCTATCATGTTATTAAGTGTTACCAGGCCGTCAGCTAGCTCTGTATCGGTTGGTGTTTCTGTGGGAGCCAGTACTTTTATATTTCTGAGAGCATATTTTATCAGGTCGGTAACCGTTGCCATCTTCTTTTACTCCTTACTTTTAAAAAAGCCACACCACTCTTTTTCCGCTGTTGGGCTAAATTGGAAAGAGCCAGACGCCTTAGGCGACGGTGGAAGAGCACGGCAAATTCCAGCCTGGGGATCATCATTATTGCGCTTTGACTCGAAAAATCTGCAGTTTTTGCAGCTGATTTCCCTTATAGTTCTTTCGCTTTCTTTTTTTGTTGCCATAGGGAGAAAAACGGGGCTGCCCCCATAGGAGCAAGCCCCGCCCTTTTTAATTGATTAAAGAACTACCCGCAAACCCTGCAAGCCAGCTGCGGATAAAGTACCGTCCAGCCATACAGAACATCCAAACGGCAGGGGAATTTGTCGTTCGTGATGTCATACTGACGAACCAAACGGATACTCAGACCAAGCTGCTTATCGGAAATGCGACCCGCCATGTCAACGCCCTTCGGGAGCGGCAGATCCGCCATCCCCAGGCAAAACGCATCCCGGTGGAACACGAGATTTTGCGGGGAATTTGCAGCAGACGCTGTGATGAAGGTTACATCAGCATTCGCCTGCGGATATGCGGTAATCGTGGCAAGAGCATGAGTAGATAGATACATTGGAGGCCACACAGTAACAGTTGCTGCACCACTGCTAACGGCAGCATTCGATAAAACAACAAACTTACGAAGCTTGCCGGTAGACTGGCGGTTTTGAGGATTGACCGCATAGACATCTTTAACCGTGAAAACATCGCCAGCATTGATCTGGGTCGCACCGGAAATACCCTGCAAAACTATCGTCTGGCTACCTGCCGAACTTACCGAGGTTTTTACAGTAACGCTGGAACCCGGACCACTGAAGGTGTGAACGTTGACATTCTGATCCATCTGCCACTCCAGGCCCACCGCATGGCCCATCCTGCCGGAACGGTATTGTTCAGCAATTGAGCCACTATCCTGGAACAGCCCCTTGAGGGCATCAACAATCTCGATCTGGGCATCCGGATTGATAACCGCTGCACGCAAGCCGTCCATGGGACAGGCTTCATCATCCAGCGCACCGTTGGCCTGCATATAGGTCTTTAGCGTACTGGGCGTAGTCCCAGGGGTACCAACGCAATTGGCCACATATTTGTAGAGTGCCAAGCCATCATAGTCAATTTTGTTGGCGATAACCGCGCATGCGGGTTTAAGGAACCTGTCACTGAAATCATCAATATCGAGTGCAAGCTCCTTAGAAGTAAAATTGATATCCACCCCGAACTGAGTATCCAGTGTCAGCGTGGCATAAGATTCGACCGAATCTTCCACACTGAGTGTTGCACCAGAACGACCCAGATAGCGAGGCGGCTTACGGATGTTCAGAGTAGCACCAATTTTGGCGCCATCCTGAGCAAACTGATCGTCGTACTCCCTGCGAACAAGTTTTGCAAATTTCAAATTATTCTCCAAAACACGAAGGGCTTCCCTCGTTATCATGGAGATTGTAAGCAGAGTATTAGCCATACTAACTCCTTATCTTAAACCTCTCTTTTTAGCGATTTGTTCCTCGCGCCACGCCTTGTATTCCTGATATGTCATCTCATCAGGGGACTTCCGAGACGCGAGAGGTGCTGTCCCGGCTTTTGATACCGGCGTAGCTGTAGGTTTTGGCTTTGGTTTTGGAGTTGTTTTAGCAGACGTACCCGGGTTACTTCTTTCTAGAAGAGCCTCCAATTTGCCAATCTCACGATAGACCGCAGCTGGATTATTTACCATGCTGTTGAGTTTTCTTACTACATCCGGGTTTTTGCCAAGGTAGTAAGCAATATCGGGACCAACAGGGGAATCCAGAATGGCCGTAAAAGCCGCCTGCGGAATAGGCACATTAACACTGACTACCTCATCAAAATCTTCATACCTCTTCCGCGCCTGCTCAACAGCCTCGGCCCACCGTGCTGCGGCCTGGGCCTGTGCAGCTTGCTGTTCTCTCATTGCACGCTCGGCCTCAGCACGCATCAAAGCCTCCCTTACTTTCTGTTCGGCTTTATATTCAGCCACGGCCTGTACCCAATCCTCATAGGTGTCAAAGTCTTCCTGCTTTGGCATTCCTGCGTGTTTGGGCGTAGGCTGCGGCTGTTGCTGCTGCTGAAGCTGTTGCTGTGTAAGCTGAAGAAGCTGCTGCCTGAGGCTCTGCAATTCCGCTTCCAGCTGCTCATTACGGGCCTCAAGCTGGTAGCGGCGTCTTACAAGCTCATCGATGCGCTTCTGTACATCTTTTTTGGTTTTGGGCTTTTGAGGCTCTTCATCAGATACCTGTTCTTTCTCCTCTTCCTGCGCCTCACCTATTTCACCCTCTGCTGGTTCCGCACCAGCAACCTCTTCGGATGATTCAGGAACAAGATCGGCAAGCTGTTGATCTGCCGTTTCGGATTCAACGGGTACCTGAGTCCCGCCATCCGGGGTCATGACTTCATCTGGTTCTGGCATAAATATTCAACTCCTCTAAAAAACATGGCGCTAAGCCACGGGTTTAACCAACGAAACCCGCCGGAGGTGAACCTCCAACGGGAGTTTCTGCTGCTTGCCCGGTAAACTCAGCCGGTACTGGTTGAGCTTCCTCAGGTTGCATTCCAACCTGTCGCTCAATACGAGCAAGCTCTTCAAGCCTTTGGTTTATTTCCTCAATGCCCCGCTGCAATTGTTCAATGCCAAGCTGTGCCTGAAGCTTCGCCTGCGTCATGATCATTTCTGCCTGTACCTGCATTGCCGCTATGCGCTCCTTGCTAGCAATCTCCAGGATGCGCTTGTCACGCTCATCCAACAGCCTGTTGACCAGCTGGGTCAATTGCTCGTGCTGTTGCATAAGCACTTGAATCTGCTGTTGGACCTGAGGAGGAATCGCAGGGGGTTGTTTCTTATCTCCTGTCTCCACCAATTCGGGTGGTACCATTTTTTTCAATCTGGCTGCAATCTCATGTGCCCCCGGCCAATCCATGTTGGAGATAAGTAAATCACCCACAACCTGCAACAGCGGCGGATAATTCTGCGTGAGCTGAAGCATTGCCTCAACGGCTTCCTGCCTCTTGGTGGTATAGGATGGGCCGGTAGATACAACCACATCATAAGTTCCTACACCGACGTCATAAATCTTCTGAATTCCCTCACTTATGACCGGCTTTTCGGGCGGTTGAGTGCCCATTCCCACCGATGACTGCACAGCAACCGCTTTCGGTTGATAGTCTTGACCAAGAATACGGACAACTTTCGGCACATCATAGACATACGGTATTAGATCTATTATGATGCGTCCAACCTGCCGTATTGAACGCGCAAAGTTATCCATCAGATGGAAGTTGGCAACATCTGACTCACGTTGCCTGGCAAGAATTGCCCGCCCGGATACCTCATTACTGCGAGCCCCTAGGGCTGCATCAAAAATCCCGGTTGTCGCCTTCATATCGTCGGCCGCCTGCATCTTTGCTAGACTGATAGCCTGAATGGGGGGTTCAGCCTGTAATCGGGTTGGAGGGGGCACCAACTGGTCATTTATCGCTACGCCGCGGTATGGAAGGACAGCATAGTTCTTTCGGTTTAAGTTGCGCCAGATATTCTCGAATCCCTCAATTTGACCAGCCTCGGCGATGAATGGTGCTTTGGGGGCCAGGGCTATCGCCTCGGTTTCTGCCGAGGTCCAGTAGTTGTAAGCACGTTGGGCATCTTTTGCGAAGCGAATCACGCCACCATACAACTTATGATTGTCGAGGATATATTCTTCGCCAACAACCCTAACAATTGGTATATATTTCCCTGGGTAGTCATCACCCCGATCCAGTATCTCATTGGCCGACATAAGCACCCATTTAACGCGCTGCTTTGTAACCTTACGCCGATCGATTACACGCCCAGATGTAGTCTCATCCAGGTCATCCTCACTCATTATGGTTCCATCGTCGAGGCGGACTATGACTTTCGTCTCCGGTTCTTTATACCAGTATTCAGCCACACGGATGGTGTCGGATGTAGCCCATCCAGGAAACTTATTCCCGATAGAATCAAATGTCTGCAGACTGGCAGTCTCGGCATTAGGAAACCGCCGCTTGAATTCGTCCTTCGACATATCGATAACAGCTATGACCCATTCAGCATCAGCACCAGTTGGGTCCTGCGCATGCGGACCCATAAAGACCGAAAAATGATTGGGCACCTTATTGATTCTGATTTCCTGAGAGAACGATTCCTCTGATGGATATTCCAGATCGACTCTGATGTATGCCGGACCCCCAGTAATGGCCATAAATTCAAAAGCATGATCATAAGCAATGTCTGCATTGCTCACGGATTCGATATGGCGGATCAATCCCTCTAAAACCTCGGCCACTTCCGGATCGGCATCGGAATCCACAGGAGAAACGCGAACACTAGGACGATTCTGACGCATATCATTTGTCACCTGCCGCACAAATTGCGGCATACGGTTGATGACCAGACATGGGCGGTTCTCGCTCTCCCGAGCTATTTTTATCTGCTCAGGCCACTGTTTTCCGGCCTTAAAGTCTAAGTCGTCCCGTGCCAGCTGGTGCTGCATTGCAATCGCCTCTTCGGCAATCTGGAATCGCTGTCGTGCTTCAGCCAGCAAATCCCTGAACTCCTGTTCCGGCGTCTTGGACTGCTCAGCATCAACTTGTTCGGGTGTTGGGGCTGGCTCTGCATATCTGGGATCGGGCACAAAAATATCTTCGGCCACGGCACTATTCCTTGATTAATTCTGATTGTTCTTTCTTGGGCTTTTTCGTCTTAGCTAGAAGAGGCGGAATCTCTACACCCTCTTTAGCGGGCTGGGACCAGTGGCTCCGCCAGCCATCCCAGTCAAATCCTCCATCGGGATAGAGTTTTTTCCACTCGGCTGGGGCAACTTCGAGCCAAGCTTCCCTTGCCCACTGCGGGACTCGGGTAAGAATACAATCGTCCAGACGTTGTAGGAGGTCAGTTCGTCCATTGTCAACGAACCATTTTCTGTAGACTTCACCCCTTGCATAATTCCCCCATTCATTTTTCAAAAGCGCGGCCTCGGCAGAGAACCACGAAAAATCCAGTTTGCTTGTATCAAGATTTAAATCCTGCGCAGTATCGCGCAATAGACGCGTTAACGCATCAAACTCCTTTTTTGTCCACAGATACGATGTTTGTCCCTCATGATAGACATTCATGAAGCGCGCAGTGGGTGGATCACCCGGCACCACATGGGCTCCAGCCAGTCGTTCGTCCACGCTTCCGGCTTTATCCAAAAATGTGGCCAGAATACCCCTATCTCTAAACACCGGATGGGAAACATCAATACCGTGCACTAGTTTATTTACGGGAGCGATCGTGGCATTTGTAGGCGGCCTAACACCCATTTTATTCGACGCCCGAATCCGGTATACCAGCGGCCTTGTTTGCGTCCATGTATATGCAAGGGCCATACCCGTTTCAGCAGCTGCCGTTGGTGTCCCAACAACCTGCACAAAGTTATTCGGGTTTTGATTGCGCTTCCAGACACTTATGGTTTTCGGAGCCTGCACCACCTTGACACCCGTCAGGGGTGCAATTTCCTGAAGCATCTTGGTGACAATGTGGCCATTTATCTTTAACCCATCTTTAAGTGGCAACTTAGTCGGATCTGGAAAAAATTTTTCTGTGGGTGAATTCTGCCCAGGTACAGTTTCGAATGGAGCCCGATAGCTATTACGGAAGAAAACTATCTCTGCTGATTCGGGTGGCAGGCCCATGAAATTTCTAAATGCGGACCACCCCAGAGCCATAGCACTGCTGCCGTTCCAGTCTTCCTTACCGAGGTATTTAACCCGGTTCAACAATTCGGCCAAGCGTTCTGCCTTCAGAACATTAAATTCATATGGAGCACCTTGAAGTTGGCCCTCAAGATCAAGTTTTAATCGGTCCGCTGCAGCCTGGCCAAAAACTTTAGCAACTCTAGCTTTGAATTCCCTGTCAACAAAGCCACAAAAACGGGACCAGTGTACATCATCCGGCACCGGCGCGCTGTAAGCGGCTGCCTCTTCCGAAGGCAGAGCAGCCTGACGATTCAAATCAAATAGGGCAGCGCCAAAATCCGCTATTTTCGCCGCCGCGCCCTTTGTGGGCATTTCGCCCTCAAGAACCGGACGGATATATCTACCGGCCAGCGATGGACCTCTTGGTTCCGGCAAGCCGGCAAGTTGCCTGTTGAGTTTCAGCACATCAAGTAAACCACTGCTTGCTGAGTTTTTTGTCTGACTAAATACAAACGCAAGCATCTGGCGGTCACCCTCATTCTGCCCGTAGATGCTGCGAAATGCATTTCTCATATCATCAAACCAATTGGCGGCTTTGATTGCCTCATCTTTATCCTTGATGTAAGTCTGAATCATCTTGAACATGTCTTCAGGGGTTACATCACCCACAGCCACAAAATCCTTATCACTGGTAAATACAATCCGTGGATTGGCGTAAGGTGGTGTGTACTCCCCACCGCGTACCTGTTTGTATGCCTTTATCTGTACATTCATCTTCTTGGGACCCATGGCCGACTGCAACATTTCAAGAGGCGATGCAGCGAGCTTTACCTGTTTGGTGGATGGTGCAATAGCTCTGAGCGTTTTCGGTGTGGGAGCAAGCAAACCGAGCCAAACGAAATCCTCTGTGGCCCCCTCAATATCACCTCGTTCTAATTTTTCTTTGGCACTCGGCGCAATTGAAGCGGCCTGGGCGGCGGCGATCGCCAACCCCGCACGGCCTACCAATGGTGCCATTCCTGGAATCACTGCGAGGCCCGCTCCGGCCAGCGCTGCGCCACGCGCTATTTTCCCAAGGGTCGATGTCTGCTCTGGAATTGCTTGTTCTACAGTAGGTCTAACGGGTGCTATAAGCGGTTGATTGAAGAACGCTTCCCGGGCCTTACTTTGAATTAGCTCCTGTATCGCTTGCGGTGTGGCCGCCTGTGCCTGAAAATCGGCAAGCGTGGGTGCAATCGGCTGCCTGATAGTCTGCAATGCATCAGCGTTATAGATTTCCTCAGGCTGAGGTATTCTGATAATGTCTTTTAACGACGGCATTTCTGAACCATTACTTAGCTTTACCTTTTACTCTTTTAAGCCTCGGGTTTTTTCGTTTTGCAGCAGCAGACGCTCTGCGTGTTGCGGTGGCAAGGATCGCACCTGCTCGATCTTTGCTAATATGTAGGCGCGATGCTATTTGAGATTGAACAACTTTAAATCCTGGATGTGCACTTTTTTTCTTGGTCATACTTCCTCCTTAATAGATTCCCCCGGCATTGTTACCCCAGAACAGACTGCGCAATGTACTGCGTTTTCCCTGCCGTATTGGCGTATACGCCCAAGGAAACTGGTACTGATTTGCCCGTCTCTGAGGTATCA